TTTCTACCAACTTGTTGTCCTAAAGTACCGAAAGCTTTTATGTTACCGGCGGTACGTATTTGTTTAGCTTTCGCTCTATTTAAAGTATCAGTGGTAGATATCTTAGAAGCTGTAGATAAACCTGCAGCTGTTTGCGCTGCCATTTTGTTTGCACTTTTTATTCCTCCAACCTGATCACTTCTAGAACCTAATAGCCCTTGAGTTGTACCTTGGAGTTGTTGCGCACTAGCAGCAGAAGCTAAATCAGCTTGGGTATCTACTGCACTTACTGCTCTTCTATTTGGATTCTCAGTAAGGGCTTGCATAGTGTCGGCTTGGGCTCTGCCCTCACCTTGAGAGATTAAAGTATCTTCTTCATCAAAAGACCTATCTACCAACGTTTTTAATTTAGGTAAATAGTTTTCTCTAAAAAACGCTTTGTCTTGCATGGCTACAGCAGCATTTACCTTTTCAGCGTCGCTAGCTTTGTAATCTGACTTTTTAGGCTTACTCACTTTTAACTGTTCTCCTATATATCCTTGTATCAGTATGCCAGCCTTTTGCTATTGCATACGGTTCCAATTCAGGTACATGAGATTGTGCTTCTATATACTTACAATCGGATTTCCTAGCTAGGTCTTCAATCCAATCTTGGTGAGCTAACCACTCATGCCCGCCTTTTTCATAAGTATACGCTATCCACATATACAATGTCTTGTCTTTTGTGTACCTATCTATATCTATAGTAAGTACTAAAAACCCGATTGGTGAGGTAAATAAAAACGCTCTTTCATCTACGCAATCACTATAAACATCTTCGGGAATAAAGGTTAGACTTGGGTTGTCTGCTAATATACTTTCTATGCCAGGTTTGACAATGTTCCACGTGGAACGTATGTCAGTAAGTACTGGTTCAATAAAGTCATTAGTAGTCGATTTCCCTTCCGTATCTTCCATAGCGCCTCCTTGGCTTACCTACTCCTTTGTATTTTACGGTACGTTTTACACCCAGGTCCCCGCCTCTTGCACGAAGTTCTGCTTGTATTATTTCACCATTAAACTGTACTAAATATTCTCTAGCCGCACCTATATCTGTCCACTCTCTATTCGGCATACGAAGTAGCCTATATAGAGCACCATAAATAATTGCATCTCTGTATTGGTTAGAAACTGTGCTGTCAATGTTATTGCTGGTTCTAGTTGGTTTTAAAGCCACACTAGCAATAACTTCTTTAGACCCGCTTGGCACGGGCACTATCCAAAACAAACTAGAAGACTTTTGTAAGTAAACATGCGGGCTGCCTGTTCTATTTCTCCAGTCTGGATAGTTTAACTCTAGGCTACGCGGACTAATAGGGTCCATATCATTGCCATCGTGAGTCATATATAAAACTTGGTGTACTTCTGTAGCTACTGGAATATCAAAATCATATTCATAAACACCCGCAGTAGTGTTGAATGGGTCCATATCTAGTATGTAAGCCTTTGATCTCTCGCAGAATTCTATGGTCGCAGATCTAATGTTCTGTTCAACCAAAGAATCAGGGCACAAAGGCACGTAGGGTAAGATTTCTTTTACTAAAGAAGTATAAGTTGCCATTCTATGCTCCTCGCATCATGGGTGACACAGCTCCTATGTTAGAGACTGAGTCGTTGTTAGGGTCTAATAATAGTTGAGCTTGGGCGCCTTGGCCTATGCTTGCTTGGAAAAGCTGGTAATGTGTACCTGCTCGTTGTGCATTTCCTGCGTACTCTGCATCTTTCAGGTAGGCCCTATACAACACGAAGTCTATAATCGCGTTAGCATAAGTATCATCTATATCAATAGTGCTACTGCCTGTAGTTAAATCTGTAGGAGACTTCGAATAAACAATCTCTAAAAAAGTACTTGTGCTAGACGCTCCTGGATAAACGTAGAAATTTCGTGGGTCGTCTTCGTCAAATATGTAGTTTTTAACAGTGGTCCCATGTGCAGAAGACCCCGTTACGGTGGGATCATGCCAATCAGGGTCTTGCGTGTTTAAAATATCAGCGTTAACTAACCTAACTGCCCTTTTGCCAGTTGCATCAGCTGCTGCACTAGACATATTTCTAGTTATTTTAATTAATCGCAACCCCTCGGTGGGTAGGGTTTGTTTAGTCCCTACCACTAAAGCTACGTTTGCTGTTTTAGCAGAGGCTTCGGGTCTGAAGTTAACGATTTCTCGTTGAGCGTCATTAATGTAGCGACGCAATTCAGCATCTGACCAACGAACACTAGTGGTATCTTGTAGGGTGTCTCTTATTCTAGCTAATAAGTTAGTCTCTGTTAGCGTGCCCACGGTTTACCTTGATATTAGTGTAGGCAGTCTTCTATTTCTGCAATAAGGTCTGCTTTTTTCTTACGTCTATCTAACTCAATGCCAATAGTACGGCCGTATTCCTCAAGCTCGATTTTACTCATGCCTTTAAGATTTGGCTTAGGCTCTTCTACTACGGCCGTTTCTTCTATTGAAACTTCTTCTTCAACAACGGGCTCTGGAACTTCTTCTACGTTTACATCAGGAACTCCGCCTTTAACTTCTGTACATCCCTCTTGTAAGCATAGTAAACCTAAGTCATCACCAACTTGTCTAGGTTCGTTTGCTTTTAAATGTATTACTGCGCCCCAGGTAGAGGCTATTGACTTATCTTCGTTTGATACTATCCACATAATTTTCTCCTAAATATGGGTGACTACTAATTAGCCACCCATAAAGAATAACACAATTAGTATGCTACATCTAATCTAATAACACCGAAGTCTTCAGACTGTCCTGTGATATCTGAATGATACTTAGGTTTCTGTAGACCAAATATCTTACCAATTGATATACCGTTTTGGTTGCCATAGTCGAAGGTGTCTTCTACTATTTCAGGAATACCAATGTCGGCCATAGCTAATGCTTGAGCACCGCAGAATAAACATGCAGAACCATTAACATTAGCGTCAGCACCCCATTTGTACCCAGCAGCACCAGCATTTGATGATGTGCCAGTTGTAGCGCCCGTAGTGTTAAACACGTGTCTAAACTCGTGAATCATAACACCGTCAACCATTAGACTTGAAGAGCCTGAGAACAAGCTTGACTGAGGTCCTCTGATTCCAGCTTGTCTTACGTTAGCAAGAAAATCTGAATCAAGTTTAAGGTCAGCCATTACTTGTGGAGTTACGAAGAGATGGAACATCTCGTCATTACCCGCACCCCTTAGCCCTCTGATGTACTGATCTTTAGCATAAGCTTTTAGATCAACAATGGCGCTATAGCTTAGTTTGTCAGCTGCAACAGTTGCAGTAACATCACCGGCCACGATACCGTTTGTAGCATCAAATCTTCTATGTCTATTAGAAGTTGGAGCAGTTACATTACTTGAAAACTCTAAGTCATTTAGATTTTGACCTGAAGTTAATGATGATCTTAGACCACCATTGTTCTTGAGGGTATATCCAATACCACTTAAAGTAAGGAACGCTAATTGGTCCATTCTGTCAGCCATTGCATAAGCAAGTGCATCTCTAGAATGTTCCCTGAAGTTTACAACTGATTTTTGATCAGCAAGACGACCCGAAAGTCTGTTTGCAAATCTTAATTGATCAATTGTTACGACGATGTCGAAAGCTCTTAGTGCCTCTTCATTACCCTCTAAGGTGTTGTCTCCAACAATACCGTCACCAGTCATATCGGCTAAGAGTGTTAATACAGCTCTAGCTCCTTTTTCTGATTGAGTAAGTTCAGATATTCTCTGAACCATAGCATTGGATCCGCTACCCGCGAATTGGTTAATAAAGGACATATTTCTTGCAACACGCCAGAAGTCACGAGACCAGATCGTTAATTGTTCACTGGTCAACGAAGCAAAGTTTGTATTTGCCATGATAATGTCTCCATTAATTAAAATTAACCAGTCGACTTATTGGAGCGACTATTTGTCCGTATACCCTTTGTCGTTGGGGTTACGTTATCGTTTTGATACGGGTTGCGAACCCGGCCAATTTTACGCCTTGTGCCGGCGAGTAACGATTTTTTATAGGATCGATCCTAGTAAGATATCGCTCTTACGTGCGAACTTATTTGTTTTATACCATACTTTATCCGAAATCACCACGCATTCTTCTTAAAGTTTCCTCGGGCAATGCGGCAAATTCTTCGGTAGATAAGGTATTAATATCAACTTTTTTATCAGATTTATTTTTACCTTTCATAGCTGGCGGTTGTTTTTCCGCTGCCTCTATCTTTTTATTGGTATTTGCAATTTTTTTCTTTTGGACAATTTCTTTTTGTACAGGATCAACCTTTGAAGTTTCTTGTACGACTGGTTTATCCATAAGCAAGTCCACAGCTTTTTGTAAAGCGTCTGCACCTAAGTAACCTTGTGTCATATAAGCATCCCTTAGTTCTAACACCTCGT